AGGAGATTGATGTTGAGGATAATGCACGTTCTGTTGCTGAAGAGGTTGTTACTAAGGCAGTCTCCACACCAACTCCATCTACAACTGTAGATAAAGATGAGGATGATGCTCTTTCATACTTCCAGAAATTAGCAGAGAGTTAAGTGAGATATAATCAAATCTGTCTAACCCTCTTGGTTATAGCAGCATATATTAACTTACTCAAATAGTCTGATATTATCAGCACGTTTCATGGATTCACTCACAAACTGAGTGGATCCTTCTTTGTATGTCATCATCTCTTCTAGATCATCAAAGACAACACCTAGGTATATTGGTTTGATTAAAAATATTCTTCTCTTATCATCATTAACTTTTTGTTCATATTCAAAATTAGTAACTGCTCTTGATATAGGATTCACTGTTACTGACTCTTCACTCAACGGTTCAAAATAACTTACACTCTGTGCAGCACTGACTCTTACACCTTTAGGAAATATGATAACTCCATTAGTATCTTTTACTTCATTAGATTCATAGTGATGGATTTCATTTAATTTTTCATCTGTCTTGTACTTATCTATTATATAATCTTCAAACGCTTTCTGACTTAGAGGCCATTCATTCTGAACATTAGTTATATTATTTGATGTTAATACAACCCAATCTAAAGTAGGATCATCATATATTTCAAAGGCAACATTGTCTGGTCTATCATCTCCTTTGACACTATACTTTTCAAATACAGTTAGATCTTGAAATAGATCCTCTCTTATCCTTCCTTTCTTAAAAAAGTTTTTTACTTGTGTATAGTTTGAAATAAATTGACCGTCTTTAGTGCGATTAACATATTCAAAATCTGGTATGTTGCGAAAGTATCTGTTAGCCATATTAGAAACCTACTGATTGGTCTGTGTTATTATCAAGATCTGTATATTCATCATGAAAGATTGGTTCTAGTTCTTTAAAATTCATTGTCATTTCATACGAAACCATAGAAGAGTTTTCATAAGTTTGATAGTTACCGTCAGGAGTATAGTTAATACTAAATCCCAATAACGCACACTCTTTTACTTTTGGTAAGTAACTATGCTCTTTACCTCTTGCTGTCAAAAATCTAATCGCATATGTGTTTGGTGATTTTAAAAATAACAAACTCTTAGATCTTTTAACTGACTGTGATTGTTTAAACATTCTAATTATTTTCTTTATCATTTCTGATTCTTCAAAATCTCTAGGACTCATCTTCCATGCAAAAGTAAACGGTCTTAAAACTGGGCCTTTGAAAAGTAATTCCATGTTAGGATTAATTACTGATCCAGTTGTTCTTGTTAATATACTTGCACCAGTGGCACTTTTAGTTAGTGCTGCTGCAACTGCTTTTTTTACATCACCAGAACCAGCACCAATATCTTTTGCTATGTCTCCAACAGAATCTATTAACCCATCTACACCACCTTTTCCTTTTTGAACATTTTCAAAGAATGCATTACCAGCAGCAAGTTGCAATGGATTCATTTCATTCATACTCCAGTCAACGTTGTTATTGTCACTTACTGAACCAGGCACTGGTAGGAAAACACTTCCTAAAGTTCTTTTTTTGTACCCCTCTCTTCCATCAGCATCACGTTTTGTTGCTACTTTAAATGTTTTTATATCTTTTGGTTTATATTCCAAAACAGATATTTGCATCTTATCTTGGTCACGATTTGATTTGATCGCTGTTGGGTAATAATAAGTATAACGTGATTGATATTTTGCTCTTGGTTTACCTGTATCTTCCTCTGGTAGTGAACGAATATTTAATCGACTAGCATTAGTAGTTTCCTCAGATGGATTACCTTGATTATTTGATCCTTGACTTCTTGCTATTTCTCTTAATGCTCCCGCTTGTGTTGATACGCCACTACCTCTTCCATATCCTAATGTTCTAAAATATTTTGCGATTGCATTTGCACTTACATTACTAATCTGTGAATTGAAATTGCTCTTTCTATCATTAATATCTGCCCAACCTGCATCGGGTAAAGCAAAACCTAAATTTGTAGCAGCATCATCTAAATATCTTCTCGTCCATACACCATTAGCACCAGGCCCTCTGGTTGCTGCTGTAGTCCATGTTGCATTTACACCACCACCAGTTACATTACCATCAATTGCTATCCTATCCACTTGCAAATTTGTGGTAAAAGAACCAGGCACAGGTCTTCCTTTAGCATCCTCTCTCCATGTATTGTTGGATCTATATGCTATTTGATATTTGGTTGCGTCGTCATTCGTATAGGTTCTTACCCAACTAGGACTATTAGCAGTTGTTGCCATTTAGATGGTTTTTATTTATTTAGTGATAAACTTTGCATAAGGTATTGCGAGTAGGTCATCTAACTCAATTGATTTAACCATGTAGAGTTGACCTGTGAGTTCATCCCATGTGTAGTTACGAGATGATTGCCAATGAAAATTGATTCCCCTGAATCCCCACCTGAATAAATCTGTGCAAGCAATCAGTGGGTGTTGATCATATTGTTTCTCAGGAGTTTTTGCATTGTATACAAATGTATAATAATTTCCTACATCAGGAATAGGAGTCACGGTATTATTTAATGCCTCCATGATCTGTAACATTAAATCCTCTGGGTCACTTGATACTAACTTATCTTTGATTGCTTCAATACGATTTGCATTTACAGTGGGTGGTCTCTTCTCCTTCTGACCAATAGGAACAGGTTGACCTGTGTATTGGCCAGGTTTGGTCGGATTCCGAGCATCAATCTCTGCCTTTACTTCATCGTAAGTTAGTTTTACCATTATTTAATACCCAACTCATCTTCTGTTATTATTTTAAATTGAATCCTACGATCCTCACAAAACTCTACTGCTGCCTTCCATTTTGCCTGATTGACAGCATAGGTTTGACACTCATAGATATATGATTTAGTCATTCTCTTTCTTTTCTTAGGTGGTTTAGTTTGTTTCTTTGGTTTAACCTCAACCACATAACTCTTAATTTTGTTATCTTTTTCTTTCACTTTGATTATATAATCAGGGAAGTAACGATGCACACGTTTATCAACAGGAGACATGTAAGGTATAGAAAACTCTTCTGATGCCCATGATATTATGTTCTCATTCTTATCACACCACACACAAAAGCGTCTTTCCCAACTACTCCTACAGATAATATTGTTCGGATTGCCCTGATATTTCTCTGGATTAGATGGTTTATACCTACTTTTTATACTTTCTCCCATTATCTTGCATACATAATATATAAGGTCAAATGTATTTATAAATGGCTTCCATAGCACCACAAAGATTAACAGTAGATAAAATTGTAAAGGATCTGTTAGAACCAGCAACCACCTCGTTCTTTCAGGTGGGAATTATTGATCCGAAACAACTTAATGAGAGAGGAGATACGTTTGCAACTTATCTTCGTCAACAAGGTCTTGATGTTTTATTCAATGCCAGAGGTTTAGATCCAACGAGAAGAGAGAAACTACAATTGTTTTGTTCAGAAGCTGCGTTGCCAGGTTCTCAATTAGCAACATCAGAGTTACCTAATGATTTCACTGGAGTGACAGAACAATATGCCCACCGTAGAATATTTGATCCAGAGATTTCATTGACATTCTATTGTGATGCAAAAGAATATTTACCAATTAGATATTTTGAATCATGGATGTCATATACAACGAATGATACGAATGATAATCATAGTGATACGTTTTTCTATAGAATGAAGTTCCCCAAAAAATATAAAGGTGGATTAGAGATAACAAAGTTTGAAAAGAATTTGAACTCGAAAGATCCTATTAGAGGTAGAACACGACCATTAACATATACTTTTATAGACGCATTCCCTAAAGCAATTAGTTCAATGCCAGTTTCATATGACGCATCTGATTTATTAAAATGCTCAGTAACATTTGCATATACAAGATATAGTGCTAAGAAAGCAAACTCTAATGCTCTCGATCCAGCATTTGCGTATGCTGCTGGCCAGTTTGCAAATATTACAGTAGATAGATTGACAGGAATAGATTTACTAGGAGATGTGGTAGGAGGAGTTGTTCAAAGATCACTCAGATAACCCTGCTATATAATATACTGAATTGCATAATAGGATATCATGCCTTTACCAAAAATTGCAACACCAACTTATAGTTTGGTGTTACCATCTACAGAAAAGGAGATAAGTTACAGACCTTTTCTTGTGAAAGAGGAAAAACTTTTAGTTCTTGCTTTAGAAAGTGAGGATACAAAACAAATAACTACTGCCATAAAAGCAGTGATTAAAAGTTGTATTCAAACTAAAGGAATTAAAGTGGAGTTACTTCCAAC